AGCATCTTTGCCAGGCGCGATCACCGAGGACACGCTCTACTACGTCGTCAACCTGCGTGGGGACATCTGCGAACTGCGCCTCAGTCAAGGTGGTGCGGCGGTGAACGTCACCTCTGATGGCGACTGTATCCTTGTGGGCAAGCCCGAGACTAGTTAATGGCGATTAACCCTAGGGACCCGATTCTCCGATCGCACGGAGACAAAGACGCCTCGGGCGATCCTCTCGACCCGTACCTGTATAGTCACGAGGACAAGGCACCCGAGGTAGGCGGCGCAGATATCCCGCTCGACGCTGGGCCTGGTAGCTACTCTGTAACTGGCGCCGCAGCGACGTTCCTCATTGGGGTCGTACTTGCGGCAGCTGCTGGAGCCTACACTGTAAGTGGTGCAGCAGCCGGGACGACGAAGGGCTATGTGCTCAATGCGGGGCCTGGGTCCTACGCTGTCAACGGAGCAGCAGCTACTACTCTCAAGGGTCACTGTCTTAACGCTGCACCTGGCTCCTACTTGGTAAGTGGGGCTGCTACTGATCTAGACGTAAATAAACTACAACCAGTAGATCCTGGTTCTTACATTGTAACAGGTGCTCCTGTAACTCTGCTTCGAGGACACGTACTTGAAGCCACCGCAGGCGCGTATCTTATATCAGGTGCCCCTGTTACTGCCTTACAGACTCACATTCTTTCTGCGAATCCTGGGTCCTACTTAGTAACCGGTGCAGAAGTTACGACTTCCATAACTGGAGATGTGGAGCTCTCTGCTGATCCTGGTTCTTATGCAGTTACAGGTGCTTCCATTACTACCCTCAGGGGTTACGTACTCGATGCTGCACCTGGGTCTTACTCAGTAACTGGATTTGATGTTGATCTGGATACGGGAGAGGTTCTACCGTCTAGTTCAGGTTCTTATACGGTAGCTGGCGCTCCCGTTACTACCCTACAGACTCACGTTCTTTCAGCTGGTCCAGGTTCGTACTTAGTGACCGGAGCCGCTGCTGATCTTGATACTGGTGGAGAAGTTGTATCAGTATCTGTCGGTACTTATGTTGTAACTGGTGCTCCTGCTACTACATTCAAGAACCTGGAGCCAGAGGATGCTGTATCTGAATTAATTCGGCGTCGCAGAACCTGGGTGATACTATGATCTACAACACGACTAGGAGAGTAAGATGTCAAGTCCAATGGTGATCCAGAGGCCCAGTGCGAGTGTCAGCAAGGCTCCCAAGCCTCAGAGGTTCGTGAAGGACCTGAAAAAGACGAGCTACGACGATCTGCGCCAGATGGCAGACCGACTTGGTATCCGACCGAAGGCAACGGGAGAGCACGGGGATGTCATCAAGAGTGATCTGATTGCGGCGCTAAGGACGAACTAAGATGCCGAATGATCTCCTAACGACAGGAGGGGCTACTCTTTTACGAGAGGCCCCTGAGAATGCGCAGGATGTTCCCCAGATGACTGCGGGGATCGTCAGGCAGATTCCCGACGAGATCTGGGAGAAGATCAAGGACCCATTCACTATGTGGATGAGGGACCAGATCTATCTCGCTCAAGGGGAGAGAGCCGCTTTCGTGGCGAAGATCGCCAGATGGAGAGCAGCTTACGACGCACCGCTCCCTGACCAGCCGAAGCACTTCCCAATATGGAACGCTTCGAATCTCCCAGTGCCTGTCATCAAGGAGATCGTGAATACTCTCTCGTCCCAGATCGTCCAGATGACTCTGACTGCAAGACCGTACTGGATCTTCGAGGATCTGGCCCCTGAGTGGGAGCCTTACATCGACGATCTTCAGGACTTCATGGATGTCGCAGCTGAGCGGGATCTGGACATCGATGAGTGGGCTGTGCCCTGGATCACCGAGATGTGCAAGCTCGGTACGGGGGTGGCTGAGATCGGTCATGATGTAGATGTTCGAGAGGTCTATGAGTATACCTCAGACGGTATGAGTGTATACCCGAAGGAGTTCGTCTACCACGACGGTCCTGCAGGATCTCACATCCCTCTGGAGATGTGGTGGATTCGTCTCTTCGAGACAGATCATCAGAAGTCGAGGTGGTGTGGCAAGGAGATTCGCTTCTCGAAGCAGCAGTTGGAAGAAGGGCTCGCTCAGGGGAAGTTTATTAAGGAGGGTGTGGATAAGGTCCTGAAAATGGAGCCTGGGACTGACGAGCATAAGACTGTCACGACCGCTGAGAAGGCGGAAGAAGCTGTACCCGTTACCAGAGAGCACTACAAGGCTATCGAGATTTGGTGTTCTTACGACATTAACGGTAAGGGGAGATACGCAGAACTGAAGATGATCTGGTCTCTGGACGCGGAGTGCTTCATCTCCCGTCAGTTCAATCCGTACTGGCATGGTCAGAGACCCTTCTTGAAGATCGGATACTCTCCCGTCGAGCACAGGTACTACGATGAAGGTCTGTGCGAGATGCTCGAAGCTCTTCAGGACGGTATTAGGACGAAGAATAACCAGAGATCGGACAACGCAACTCTGGCGAGTCTGAGAATGGTTATCAAGCGGAAGAGCTTGAGGAATATCAGGCCTGGAGATCCTTGGTATTCTGGAAAGATGCTCGAAGTGTCTGATATCTGGAACGATATTAGGGACTTCCAAATGGCTGAGATTTACCCGTCTACCGTGAACGAGGAACAGATTCTCAGAGGGTACGCTGAGCGACTCTCTGGTGTCAATGAAGCCACGTTCGGGAACGCAATGCCTGTGACGAGGACTACTGCCTTCGCCCAAGCAGCGTTGCTTCAGGAGCAAGCTAGGCGGGTGGACCTCACTGTAAGAGGAATACGAAAAGCAATGAACAAGGCAGGACAGTTTACTATGAGTCTCTACTTTCAGTTCGGTACGAACGGGAAGGGGATCGCTTGGTTTGGGTCCAAGGGGAGAATCATAGAGGCTATCTTCAGATTGTCGAAGCGGGTCACGGATCTTGGTCTTGGGATCAGGGCGAATGTGCCTACTTCAGCACTCAATAAGCAGTCTCAGATGGAGGGCTCTCTCAGTGTCTTTAATCTGCTAATGCAGATGTACGAGAAGGTAATGCCCTTCGCACAATTCCTCGCCCCCGATAGTCTGCCGGAGGTTGCAAATGCGATGGTTAAGAGCGCTCACAAGTATATGGGTGACGTTCTGGAGACGTTTGGTGACTCCGACCCCGAAGGTGTCCTACAAGGACTCACGGTTCTGGAACGAGTACTTCCTTCGTCAAGAGACTTCGGAGGAATGGATTCTTTCGAAAGAGAACAGGAGCGATCTCAGGTCCTCGATGGCCTCCAAAGGCTGGAAGATCTGGCTCGAGAGGCTGAAGCTCATAAGGATGGATTCGATAGAGTGGGTCCTAGCGACAGAGGACCCCGCAGAAATGTTGCGCCGGAAGGGGTTCCTGAGGGGGGTAGAGCAAATATGCTCTTTGGCGGAGAGTCTCTCTTCATGGGAGCGGGAGGAGAACCTGGAGCTGAGGGTGGATAGAGAAATGCAGGAAGTTCTTGCTCAGAGTGGAGGAACTCTTGGGCATCCTTTAGAGCAGGACCAAACTCCGTAGAGAGGAGGCAGTTATGTACCTGAGCGTGATGAGGCTATTCTCCCTTTGGGATGAAGAGCCACCCCCTGAGGGTGATCCTCCGGGAGGTGGAGGTGGAGGAGACAAGGATCCTCCTCCGGAAGGCGATAAGCCTCCGAAGGAAGGTGAAGGAGAGGGAGATAAGCCTCCTGAGACCTTGCCGTTGGACGTTCTTCCAGAAGATCTGAGGAATCGTCCGGCAGCAGAGGTGAAGCTGGTTCTGGATCACATGGTCACTTCGCTGACCAGGGCGAACGAAACCAACGAGGAGTTGAAGGCGAAGCTCACGAGGCTCGAAGAGCCGGAGAAGCCTCCGGTGGAAGATCCTCATAAGGACAAGAGCGACGAGGAGCTGATGTTGGAGGATGCTGATGCGGCAGTGGTCAGAGTCCTCCAGCGGAGAGGGATGCTGGACCAGTTCGGGTCGATGCAGGGATCAGTCGGGGGTCTGGTGTTCGACGCAGTAGCAGCGACTCTTCCAGGCTTCGCTGAGCACAAGGACGAGGTTCAGAAGATTCTGACCGAGTCTAAGATCACGAATCCTACGAAGGAGCAGGTGACGGGTGCATTCTCGATGGCTGTTGGGAATAAGGCCATTGAGGATCTCATCAGGACTCAGAGGGCAGCAGAAAACATTACTCCTGCTGCCAAGCCCGATGATCCACCGCAGGCAGGTAAGTATGTGAAGACGCCTCTGGATGAGGAGATCCGGAAGGCATCGGATCTCTCTGAGGAGGAGTACTACGTGACTCACAAGCCTGACGCTGACTTCGACCTTGAGGTACCCACAGGATGAAGATCTTGGATGATCCAATTACGAAGCCGACTGAGGGTGAAGAGGCCCCGAAGGCTGCTGAGACAGTGGGACAGGAAGATGCTCGCAGGACTGCTCCAGCCAGAGTACGGACGAGGAAGAAGGGGAAGGTGGGAGGTGTTCTGGATGGTATAGCAGCTGAGTATGATGAGTTGAACCCAGGGAGAAAGAGTAGATGGATCTTCGCTCCCGAGAACAAGCCCGACGTCTCGAACATCATGGGTCGAAGGGCCGAAGGATGGAGGATGGTCAAGGCGTCTGAGATCGGTGATGGTACCATTCCTGATCTCGAGAAGGATGAGATCGTCCGAATCTCAGACGTGGTTCTCATGTCCATCGACGTGGAGTCCTACGCAGAGCTCGTTCAGGAGAAGAGAGAGCTGGCGCAGGCTCAGATCGAGTCGGTGGAGAGGGAGTACTACGACAAGATCATGCAGGAAAGCCAGAAGGTCCCTGACAGGTATAGAATGACACCTAGAGGGGAAGTTACGGTGGAGGAGAGGTTGCACGAGTACGAAATCGAACAACCCACTGGAGAAGATATCTCCTAGTGGGGCAGGACGACTCTGAAGGGAGAACATCATGGCCGCTTTGGCTGCAGTTCCCCACAGGGGTCGATGCTTGCGTCGTTATGCCATCAAGAGTGCTGAGACACTGGTTGAGGGAGAAGCTGTGGTCTTCGACACCGGGCAGATCGCTGCCTGTGGAGCAGACCCAGGGACTGTCCTTGGCTTCATGGCTCACGCGAATGGGCTGGATTTCGACCCAGATCCTGGGTACGGCTTGGTGTTCGTTGCCAAGGCGGGCTCCACGTTCTGGCTCGAGGGGGATAACGACCCTGTAGAAGGCGATATTGGTGTCCAGTACGGTATCGGAGGAGATGGTGCAGTTGCTACTGTCGATGGTACCGAAACTAGCGCCAAGGTTGTCACCGTCGAGGATATTGATCTCACGCTGTTGAGGTACGAGGTCAGCATCATCCCATCCGTTCGTAACCTGGACTGAGGAGACTGATATGCCTGTTGTGAGAGGCCAGTTTGATCAGCTCCTCGTTCCTGGTGCGAAAAAGGTCTACGTGGATAAGTACCAGAGCCTTCCCGCTCTGTATCCTACTTATTTCAACGTAGATACAAGTGGGCGCGCCTTCGAGGATGACCTGGTCGTAACTGGACTGCCGATCGCAGTGTCGAAGCCCGAGGGGCTTCCGATCGCCTTCGATCGACCGAAGTACCGTGGGAAGGTCCGCTATATCCACGCTGGGTATGGCCTGGGCTACGAGATCACGCGTGAGGCCGTCGCTGACGACCAGTACGCTGTTCTCAATTCGAAGGGTTCCGCCAACCTGGCGAGGTCCTTGCGGGAGGCTGAGGAGACCACCGCATGGAACGTCTTCAACAACTCCTTCTCGTCCATTCTGACCTATGATGGAGTCGCTCTCTGCAGCGATGCCCACGTAGGCGCTGGAAGTGTGACGGGAATGGCGAACGCTCCTGGTTCAGGCATCGACCTGTCCACAGCGGCCCTCAAGGCCAGCATGGAGAGGTACTGGAGTCTGACCACGGATCGTGGCCTGAAGATCACAGGGATTTCTCCGCAGTATGTGATCACGTCTCACATGAACTACTGGGTCGCGCAGGAGATTCTTCAGACCCGTGTGGTGACTGGAGCAGCCTCGAGTGGGGAGACAGACTCCATCGTCTCCCTCGAGGCCAAGAACGTGATCACGATGCTGGGTCTCGTCCCCATCAAGATCCAGTACATCTCGGACACCGATGCCTGGTGGACCCTGTGCTCGAAGGCTCAGCACTACCTCAAGTTCTACTGGAGGGAGAAGCCTGGGCCTGAGTCGGATACCGACAAGAGAGCCGGAATCGCTTGGTTTGCGATGTTCGCTCGTTGGTCGGTAGGCGCGACTGACTGGAGAGGTATCGACGGGAGCGCTGGAGCAAGTTGAGCGCTTAGCATTCACGCTTGTTCAAGGATTGAACGAGATGAACGTCGTTATGATAGACAGTCGGAGAGTTGGATCTTCTGTTTGGGCCGCTGTCAGAGGCTCACAGAAGGTCCACGTCTCCGGTATGTCAGAAGGGGATGAGATTGAGATCCTCACAGATCTCTCTAGTATTCCTATCCTTTTTGACAGTGACGGAGAGCTGCATCTAGAAGCTCTTGGAGATCCAACGAGAGTAAAAGTAGAACATACGAAGGCGAGTGGTTCACCGGTCTCAGTCGATCTGAGGTAGATATGGGTGCCAAGACACTGGAGGAGTTTAGGAGCAATCTTAACTTCGCTATGGGTGGTCGAGACTTCGAGGATCCTCAGTTGGATAACTGGCTCCACGCAGGGCTAGATGATCTGGCGAGGGGTGTGATCTTGGAGGAGTTACATTCTACTGTGACTATCCCGACTGTGGTTGATAAGGAGGACTATACTCTTCCGTCCAACGTAGACGGGGTTCTTGGTATCGAGGATACTACCAGCCTGAAGTCTCTGATCAAGATAGGTCTACAAAAGTATAGAAGGCTTAGCCGGGCTTCAAGGGGAGCGCCAAAGTACTGGATTCTCAGAGGTAGTAAGTTCCTCATTTGGCAGATCCCGAATAGGGTATTCAGTCTGGATGTGAGTACCTATATCCAACATCCGAGGCTGGTCAGTGATGGACAGAAGACCATACTTCAAGTCACGTGGGACAGGGCGATCCACCTCCTCTCCCTATACCACGCTTTGACCGATGTTGATGAAGCGACTAGGGCCAAGGCTATCCACAGGGAAGCTCTGAAGTATATCGTAAGTAGAGTGTCCAGTGAGGAGCTCTCTGGTGATTCTCAGAGCCTGGGGATAGAGGTGGCTATGCGTGAGGAAGATGTCCATCGTCAGGAGACCTGATGCTAGAGCGGCTCAAACTTGGTGACAGAGTACAAATCACGAAGAGGATAGTGCCTCCCTCAAGGAGAGAGACTCAGATGGAAAGCACATTGAGAATGGGCGGACGTCTCACGATCGAGAAGCGTCGCCTATGGGAAGCAGAGCCCTTCGACACGTCTGAGATCGTTCTCAATACGGTCAACGCTGAAGGGAAAGAGGACATCATTCGGCAGATCGCACAGATCGCGAGTGGTGACTTCCCGATCGCGTTAGATGATGAGGCCCTCATCACGGTCGAAGATACAGGGGATAATCCTCTGGTCACGAGACAGCAAGTGGACAGTGCTCCTACCTACGGTGGTGCGTACTTCGCAGTCTTCGTTTTCACCGTAGTTGCAGGTGTAGGAACTGGAGCCTGGGACGACATCCTGATCGAGGCGCATGATGGAGCAAGTGCGTACAAGGAGATCTCAGAATTCCTCGCCCAGAATTCCTCTTGGGGTACGAAAGCCTCCAATGAGGAGTGGGTTGTGACATACAGCCTCTACGTACAGTAGGCTAATGGGAGATTTCCGGCAGGTCTTGAGGCAACTCTCTAGAGAAGCTAGAAGTGACCCTCAGGAAGAGCAAGAACTGGAGCCTGTAGAGTTCGAGCAGTTGGATGTCTCTGAAGGCTTTAGGGGAGATATGTCTCCAAAGACGATTCCTTTGGGGGCTACGCAGTCTCTCGATCATGTGCGATTTGAGGAGGGTGCGGTTAGGAAGGACTTTGGGATCGCACCTGTAGGTGAAGTCGCTGCGAGTAGGATTCTGGCTCTGGTCGATCATCTTATGTACCAGAATGAAACATTGGTGCAGAGGTTGGTCAGGATTGTTAGGCACACTGACCAGAAAGCTAGGATCGAGTACTGGGATGGAGATAGTTGGGTCTTTGCAATAGACTCGTCTGTTACCATCGAGGATGTATTCCTGTCAGTTCTCTCTATTCAAGGTGATCTTCTCGTTGCAGACGGAACACAGATTCTCAGGTGGGACGAGTCTGTTCCTATCGTTGAACATGAGGATGAATTCCCTACTACAAATTCTCTGGCTGAGGTAGGTGATACCACACAGATCGTAGTAGACCCTGGAGCATCAGTCTCAGGTCTCTATGTTGTCCACTTTAGTGTGGATCTCACACTGACCTCAGCCGATAGTTTGGAGATCGAGGTATCAGTCCTGCTGAATGAGGAGGAAGTAGCTGTTAGGACATTCTCCGCTGAGGCGACTGAGGACTGGCCCCATGAGGAGATTGAGTTGGATGAAGATATTCTCCTCGATGATACTATCGACCTGAAGCTCAAGTCCTTGACTGCTGTCGGGACCTCTAGGATGGCTGTCTTTGGTCCTCTGTACGGGGAGGCTCCTTCATGGGCCGCAACTAAGCACTTCGCCCCAGAGCCTCCAGACGACAAATATACCTGGATATTTGACCTTGCTACGAACTCAGGAGATGATGAGGAGGATGATGATAGCTCAGAATACTCCTGTGTGGTGGGGTTCTATGCTAAGCCAGCAGGTAGTTGGATCTTAGTAGACTCCATGTTCTATTCTGGGCTGCATGAAGGTAGGCGGGTTGCTTTAGCGGTAGACGGTATGGGTGCTGGTGAAGACTTCGGTATAGGAATTATATCATCTTCAGGGCCTGGAGGAGGGCCGATACTGACAGGTAAGCGAGTAGAGTGGGAAGAGGCTACTGTCACTGTAGATGTTCATGGCTTCAATAAGGCGACTGACAGCGATCCGACTGCTGGGCTAACATATCCTCAGGAGGGGTCGGTAACAGAGACATTCGCTCCGATCGCTGACGCACCAGGAGCTTCGATCCTTGCGTCGTTTGGAGATAGAGCGATAGCTCTCCAGGATGGAGCTGATCCTCAGGTCTTTTGTGCATCTGCGGATGGAGATATCACAGAGTGGGCAGCAGGGGATTCTGTAAGTACCACTCTCCTCGATACCAGAATCCATCCGATAGATGATCTCATGTCGTTTGTCCCTCTTGGGGCTAACGTCGCAGCGCTGATTCGCAAGCGCTCGATTATGAGATCCTACGAGACAGGGAATGTAGCTCTTGCGGTTGGAACAGTTCATTGGCTTGACGGTATAGGTACCGATACCAAGTTCTCTGCTGAGCAAGTGGAGGGCGGTGCGATGTTCCTAGGCCATGACTATATGGTCTACTACATAACAGAGGGTGGTATCAAGTCAGTAGGGGCTGCTATTCAGAAGGAGCTGATCCGTACTCTTATCGGGAATCCTGACGGAGTAGATTCGGCCTACGATAGTGTATTCCAAGATTTCATCTTGGGTATCCCAGAGTACGGGGCGAGTCATATCACAACTCTATGGTTCTTCGATCTTGGTAGGTTCCTTGTAACAGAGGAGAAGGTTTGGAGAAGGAGAAGCGTCGACTGTCATAGGATCGAGGCAGTATCTGGTGTTCCGAAGAGCTCCACTCCTGATCCAGAGTATATAGAGGGAGATGTAGCAACAGAAGACACTATTGTAATGGTTGACACAGCTGTCATAGATGTCACCGTGATTGATGGCTTGCTTAAGTACTTCACGGTGAAGAGCTATCTGACAGTCTCAGACCTTCTAAAGATTGCGAGAGCTAAGAAGATAGCTGATACTGTATACCTCGAAGATGGGATCTTCATAGAAGTGAATCCTGAGGGTGAAGATTGATGCCTACTACTATTGGGCCTCCATTTCCGTATGTTCCTACTGTAGATCAGTTGCCTATGGAGAGGGCACTGATCTTTGCAGATACTAGCAACAGAGTACAAAGGATCAAGGAGTCAGTGAGGACTATCGGGGGATACCCTTTCGATGCGTACTGGGAGAGTCCTACACTTAATCGAGAGGATCCAGGTAGAGAGTACACGATCAGAAAACTCATGTTGTTCTATTCTGCTGAGGAAGATAGTTCTTTCATAGTCCAAGCGTCAGGTAATGGAGGAAAGACTTGGAATCAGTGGAAGAGGGTGGGTGTTCTGAGATGTGTAGGTGAGATCAAGAGGGTTCTAGTAGGCCTGAACACGACAGGGGGTGATCTGCGCTTTCAGTTGCTCTTTGATCGGAATGGGATCATTAACGTCTTTGGGTATCTTCCTACTCTTATAAGGAGAGGCAGAAATGTCCTGGAGACTTAATGAATAGGTTTGAGGCCGAGGGCATTATCAGGGATGCTGCTGGGGGTGCCTTTCCAGAAGTAGATGATACCCTCAAGTTCACTGAAAAGGGATTCGCCTTTGGGAGTGGGGGAGATGGCTCTACTGGCCCAACGGGTCCTATTGGCCCTACTGGTCCAGATGGAGATGATGGAGATGATGGGGCGACAGGTGTTACTGGGCCGCAAGGGTCTGACGGTGCGACTGGGTCTGCTGGTCAAGACGGTGTGACTGGGTCGACTGGCCCTGTAGGAGCAACTGGCCTGGAAGGTGATCCAGGTATAGAAGGCAATCCAGGACCCGCTGGCGCTACTGGCGTGACTGGGTCAGATGGGGCGACAGGAGTAGAGGGAGATTTAGGTCCTACAGGACCCACTGGAGCAGGCCAAACTGGTGCAACAGGAGTTACGGGGTCTGCAGGCGATCCTGGTGCCACAGGGGTCTATGGTGCAACTGGTATAACAGGCCAGACAGGGCCTAAAGGAGCGACTGGAACAGGTGGCGATTTAGGTCCAACTGGGGCTACTGGAATAGGCGTAACAGGGGTAACTGGGCCTGATGGAGCTACGGGAGTAGAAGGAGACCCAGGAGCAACAGGGGTCTATGGCGCGACCGGAGTGACGGGACAGACTGGCCCCGAAGGTGCGACAGGCGTAGAAGGGGACTTGGGTCCGACTGGGCCAACAGGACCAGATGGCGCAACGGGAGCAACTGGACCAACAGGCCCAGCGGGAGATCCAGGTGCTACCGGGATTGATGGGGCTACAGGAATAGATGGTGTTACTGGTCCAGACGGGGCAACTGGGGTAGAAGGGGACCTGGGACCAACAGGAGCTACTGGTCCAGATGGCGCCACGGGAGTCGGAGTAACTGGAGCGACTGGGATAACTGGGGATCCAGGTGCAACTGGAACTCACGGAGCAACAGGTGTAACGGGCCAGACGGGACCTGATGGTGCAACTGGTGTGGGTGGAGATCTAGGACCGACTGGAGCCACTGGAGGTCTTGGTCCCACTGGGGTGACTGGACCCGACGGAGTGACCGGGGTCGAAGGTGATCCTGGAGCAACAGGAACTGATGGTGCCGTAGGGGAAACAGGAGTAACCGGGCCGGATGGAGCCACTGGTACAGATGGTGATTTGGGTCCTACTGGCCCCACAGGAGTAGATGGGGTAACTGGACCAGATGGAGCCACTGGGCCTGCTGGTGATCCAGGAGCTACTGGAACAGACGGCGCTATCGGAGTTACTGGAGTCACTGGACCTGATGGGGCTACAGGTACAGATGGCGATCTAGGACCAACCGGCCCAGCAGGCGTTACCGGAGCGACTGGAGTTGGGGCGACAGGAGCTACTGGGCCTGAAGGTGACCCGGGCTCTCCGGGCAACCAGGGTGTGACTGGCGCGACAGGAGTGACTGGGGATACGGGACCTGATGGAGCAACGGGGACAGATGGTGACCTAGGGCCAACCGGAGCTACTGGGGTCGGCGCAACAGGCGCGACTGGACCTGAAGGGGCAACCGGGGTAACTGGAGATCCTGGCGCGACAGGAACGGACGGGGCAACTGGAGTAGATGGTGTAACCGGCCCTGACGGCGCGACTGGCACAGACGGAGACCTTGGACCGACTGGACCGACAGGTGTGACTGGAGCGACCGGAATCGGAGCGACGGGAGCTACAGGACCTGCTGGCGATCCAGGTGATCCAGGTAATCAGGGGGTAACTGGTGCAACCGGAGATACTGGATCAGATGGCGCAACAGGCATAGATGGTGATTTAGGGCCTACTGGGCCTACCGGCGCGACAGGGGTAGGAGTAACTGGCGTGACTGGGGTGACTGGTTCAGCGGGGGATCCTGGCGCAACAGGGGTCGGTGCAACTGGGGTGTCTGGTGTAACAGGACCAGACGGAGCAACAGGTATAGATGGGGATCTAGGATCGACTGGAGCAACTGGAGTCGGCCCAACCGGAGCAACCGGAGTTACTGGCGTGACTGGTTCTACCGGTGATCCAGGAGTGACAGGGGCGGACGGAGCAACTGGGATTGACGGTGTAACAGGGCCTGACGGGGCTACAGGCGTAGACGGTGATCTAGGTCCGACTGGTCCTACTGGGGTTACTGGCGTTACCGGAACTGATGGTGCTACAGGCGTTACTGGAATAACAGGAGACCCTGGAGCGACCGGAGTTGCAGGTGTAACAGGACCGGATGGAGCGACGGGTGTAGATGGTGCTACCGGGGTAGATGGAGAGCTCGGCCCAACTGGCGCAACTGGCTCTCAAGGTGTAACTGGAGTCACTGGCGTAACAGGTATAGATGGAGCAACCGGGGCTACTGGTCCTGTAGGTGATCCAGGTACAGACGGGGATGACGGCGTTACTGGGCCAACAGGCGTAACTGGCGCAGATGGTGCGACAGGAGTGGAGGGGGATCTTGGCCCAACGGGGCCTGCTGGTGTTACTGGAGTGACTGGGGCAGTAGGCGCTACTGGAATAGATGGTGCAACCGGTGCTACTGGGCCAGAGGGCGATCCTGGTATAGACGGTGATGATGGGGTTACTGGGCCGACTGGCGCAGACGGTGCAGACGGTGCTACGGGTACGGATGGAGATCTGGGCCCGACTGGTCCGACAGGTGCAACTGGTCCTCAAGGGAACCAGGGTACACACGGAGCTACCGGAGCAACTGGTCCGCAAGGCGGGCAAGGTGTTCAAGGCGCAACTGGTGTTACAGGGGTAACTGGAGTAGTTGGCGTTACTGGAGTTACCGGAGTAACAGGAATAACAGGTGATCCGGGAGCTACTGGGATAGAGGGTGACGAAGGCGCGACTGGGGTAACAGGGTCACAAGGTGTGACTGGCGCCACTGGAATACAAGGTGATCAGGGTATCCAAGGCGCAACAGGTACGCAAGGTGCGCAAGGTGCGACTGGAGTTACAGGGCCTACTGGACTCACAGGTGATCCAGGAGAAAAGGGTGCGACTGGAGTAACTGGACAGCAAGGCGATCAAGGTATTCAAGGTGCTACGGGTACTCAAGGCATCGAAGGTATTCAAGGTGCAACCGGAGTTACAGGTCCAACAGGACTAACTGGATCACAAGGAGTCACTGGTCCCACAGGCGCTACCGGTCCACAGGGTATTCAGGGAGCAACTGGTATACATGGCGCTACAGGAGCTACCGGACCTCAAGGAGAAGAAGGTGATCCAGGTATAGATGGTGACGACGGCGTAACCGGACCGACTGGGCCTCAAGGCATCCAAGGCGCTACTGGAACGCAAGGTGGTCAGGGTATACAAGGAGCTACAGGAACAACTGGTTCCCAAGGAGTGACTGGAGTAACAGGGGTTACGGGTTCAGCAGGTGACCCAGGCGCAACTGGAGTCTACGGCGCTACTGGAGTAACTGGAGTAACAGGTCCAGATGGTGCGACAGGCGTGGACGGAGAAGTTGGGCCTACGGGACCGACGGGTGCGACTGGCTCAGATGGCATTCAAGGTGCTACAGGCACACACGGCGCTACGGGTGCTACTGGGCCGCAAGGAGATACGGGAGCTATTGGCGTTACTGGGCCTACTGGACCACAAGGAACACAAGGTAATCAAGGAGTCACTGGTCCGACTGGTACGCAAGGAACACAAGGAGTTACTGGTGTAACAGGCGATCCAGGTGCTACAGGCGTAACTGGCATTATCGGTCCGACTGGAGCAACAGGAACACAAGGTATCCAAGGAGATGAGGGTGCTCAGGGTGCTACTGGAATAACAGGAGCTACTGGTACTCAAGGAGTTATAGGAGTAACCGGCCCAACGGGACCTCAAGGTACGCAAGGAACACAAGGAGTAACCGGGCCTACTGGGGCAACTGGACCTGCGGGCAGCCAAGGCGATCCAGGCGCAACTGGAATAGTCGGCCCAACAGGTGCTACAGGCTCGCAAGGCACTCAAGGGGTTACAGGTGATGAAGGGCCGCAGGGCGCAACGGGTACTCATGGCGCTACTGGCGCAACTGGGCCGCAGGGTGATCAGGGTAACCAAGGAGTTACTGGTCCTACAGGGCCTCAGGGTATTCAAGGGAATCAAGGTGCGACAGGAGTTACGGGAGTTACGGGCGATGACGGTGCGACTGGTGTAGAAGGTGACGTCGGACCTACGGGCGTAACTGGGCCCACTGGACTCACAGGCTCTCAGGGCGTCACAGGCCCTACAGGTGCGACTGGGCCAGCAGGAGATCCAGGAGCGACTGGAGTTGGTATAACAGGCGCAACAGGGCCTGACGGTGATGATGGTGCTACGGGTGTAGAGGGGGATCTCGGTCCTACTGGTCCAACAGGATCAGGAGGAACAACGGGAGTAACAGGAGTAACAGGCGTAACTGGGCCGACCGGACCAGTCGATGGTACTATGTGGAATCATATCACGGCAGGCTATACAGATGCTGATGTGACGGTCTCTGAGAGCGATCCGTCGGGCGGACAAAAGGGTGACATCTGGCTCAAGGTGGCCTCCGCATGACTATGCACGTTGAGACTGGCAGCTGGCAGCTAGTCGAGGGCCTCTGGGTTCACAACGGAGTCGCGCATGAGCCCATCCTCAGTGGTCTTGTTCATAACGGAGTCGGCTGGGAAGAGTTCTATGCTCCAGCGATACCTCCAACGTGTGTCTCGCATAGTCGGGATCGTACGCAGACCAGGTCGTGCCCGCACTTCCTAGCCGCTGTCGAATATAATTGCTGGGGAACCGTAGCCGATTGGAACCCGTCTAAGTACCAGCTCGACGTCTACTACGCTCAGGCTGATTCTGGGGGGTGCTCTAGTTCCTATTACGAGATCCAGAAAGACGTGACAGTGACTGGTACGGAGTGGGGGCCATTGACTGTAAACGTACAGATGGCTGCAGATATTGGCGGAACTAGTGAAACAGAGTATTGGAGATCTGATGCAAGGATACTTCTGAGAGATCCCCCATATACCCTAATCGACAATCTGGTCTGTAGCTGTCTCACGGTTAGATACAGGTTCTGCTAATAGGAGCAACAGTAATGTTAACAAGAGAGATGTTCCTGAAGATGGTCGCGGCGCTTGTCGCTGCGCCGTTCGTGCCGTTCGTGCTGAAGACCGAAGATCCGATGTTTGACTCCTGCTACGCAGAACCGGGGCCGGGGCCGTATGGAGTTACCGGGGCGACTGGCGCGACAGGGGCGACTGGTCCGGTCTGTACTGGTGCGAGGGGAGCGATGGGACCAGGACCGTGTCCGAGAGGCCACCGTGGCGCTTATAGTCCTACTGGAGTCCAAGGCTAATGTCTGTGATCACTCTACATTTGCCAGGACTGCCGCACACAGTCACCACCGAAGAGTATTCGCACTGCGCGTTTACGGCGAAGGTCCTGAAGTTCGCTGCTATGATGCAACCGCTTTCTGGCTATCGTGTGGTTCACTATGGCGTAGGGGGCGCTGAAACCGACGCAGACGAACAAGTCACCATAATGTCTAGAAAGGAGCAGAATAAGCTCCGTGGGCATGATGGATCAGATCCGACTAAGTTCGTTGGTGATGATACTGGTATTGATACACCGCTCTTCAGGAAGTTCAATAAGCGCCTTCGTAAGCAGCTCAAGAAGCGTGCCGACCCAGCTCAGGACATCATACTACTTCCGTTCGGTTGGGGTCATGCGCAAGCCGTTGACAGACTGGATCTGGTAACTGTGGAAAGCGGCATCGGCTATCCTGACACGATCCCAAGTGTGCCTCACAAGATCTTCGAGAGCTACGCCTGGCTCCACTACCATCAGGGACGAGACAAGCGCCAGGGCAAGGCGTACGAGTGGGTCGTGCCCAACTACTTCGATGTTGACGCCTGGGACCGTTGTTCAGATCCTGACATGAACACAGTCGTTTTTCTTGGTCGTATAGGAGAGACTAAGGGGCTACGTACTATCGTCGAGATTGCACGCTACCGTCAGGATCTTCGCTTCGTGATCTGTGGCCAGGGAGATCCAGCGCCGTGGCTAACTCAACCAAATATCGAATACTTACCTCCTCTCGTCGGAGATGATCGTAACGCCTACCTAGCCAATGCTCGATGTGTTCTCATGCCAACCACTTTTACAGAGCCATTCGGCGGGGTGGCAGTAGAGGCGATGCTTTGTGGGACGCCTGTACTATCGAGTCCCTATGGCGCTTTCACAGAAACCATCGAAGACGAAGTCACAGGTTTCCGCTGTCATACGTTTGGTGATTATTTAGCAGCTATCGATCAAGTACCTGACCTAAATCGTAACTATATCCGTAGTCGGGCCAGACAGCTTTACGGGTATGGGACAGTGGGTAAGATGTATGATCGCGTCTTTCAGCAGATCCACGATCTGCGAGGCGAGGGTTGGTACACCCCACGGTCTACGTTCGGACCCGTGCGAATCGAGAAGGCCGACGGCTGGGAGGCCGCTCAGGAGGGAGAGCGGGAGTTCCACATGACGCCCGCCTACCGGGCACCAGAGCGTCACAAGCGGGAGCGCTACCGCTCTCTTATTGGGATCACGGAGGCGATGCCGCCTGGTCTGTCTGTGATCGACGTTGGCGGTGGGCCTGAGTCTCTGTTGCTCGACTATCCTGACATCAATGGTACAGTGCTTGATCCGCTCACCTTCGGCGAGGACGACGAGCTTCGCTATGCCAAGGCGGGGATCAAGCGCCTGATCACTCCAGTGGAGGAGTGGAACGCGCTAGAGTGTATATCAGAGTTATACGATGAGGTATGGGTCTATAACTGTCTCCAGCACGTCAGGGATCTCGACGAAGCGTTCCGTCAGATTTGCCTCATGGGCAAGCGAGTTCGGCTCTTCGAGTGGTGTGAGATCCCAACTGACAAGATGCATCTTCATACGCTCACAGCTGATGGTATCAGGAAAGCGATGAGTGGCTACACGATTGAAAATGAGGTCGAAGGAGAATGGACAATCGGGGATTACCTTTCTGGGAAGTTCTATGCAGCTGTTTTTGTAAGATCTTGACTTCTACCACAAAGGTTTAAGTAGCCATGAGTCCGATAACTGAACGACGTAATGAGGGGATAAGGATTCGACGAGACTTGCTTGCACTTCTCATTGCAATTATCGTACAGGTGGGTGCGTCCATCTGGTGGGCCAGCCGGACTACGACGAGAATTGATCATCTTGAGGAGAGTAAAGCTCAGGCAGTTATAGAGTACCAGGCTATTCGTGGGACTCAGGTCGAAATGCTTCAGAAGATATCTGCTCTTACACAGGCAGTGTCTAGTGATGGGCTGACCAGTGGAAATGGAGAAGGTAGCTGATGCCTCCTATCGTTGTCCCTTGGCTAATCCGCGTCTGTGGTGGTAGGAAGTACCTCAACGGGTATATCACTGCAGCCCTGCTCACACTCATGGCGCTCGTGTTAAAGGCGTCCTTCGAGCAGTATGCACTATTTCTCTGTCTGGCGATGGGAGTCACGACAGGGACAGCAGCCTGGGAAGATCGGGCTAAGCACCAGAATGGAGTCGTGAAGTGAGTATCCGGTCTTGGGTTGAAGTGGGGGTTGCGGTGGTGGTAGTAGGGCTAATCTGGTCTACTGTCTCCTCTCTCAATGCTCGTAGCGATGCGATTGCCTCGGCGAGTGAAGCTGCAGGGAAGGCGCAGGAGGCTAGGATACGGGCTGATGAGTTGAGTGAGATAGCCAGAGCGTTGAGGGTGAGAGCAGAGGAAGCTATTGAAGAAGCTGCTCAGGCAAGGGATGAGGCTGATCAGGCCTCTGACTCGTTGGAGACGTTGGGTGATCTCATCAGTGCAGAGTCTCACGCGACAGGAGATTCGCTTCTGGACGCAATCAAGGACTCTACAGCGGCGGCTATAGCTGAGCGGCATTTGGAGGCGGATAGGCGACGCGATGAGAACTTTAGACTACAATTAGCTGAGATGGCTAGTGCGAGAGAGGCGGAGGTCTCCTTGACGGCGGCCTGGAGAGGTCGTGCTCTAGCTGCTGAGGCTGCATTAGCTGCTCGTGAGTTGGAATGTAATAGATGCGAGGCTGAGGCAGAGCAGTGGAGAGACATTGCTCAGCCTAGCTTCTTCCGTAGCCTGCTTGGTAGTGCGAAGACGATTGTCGTCACAGCAGGAGTTACGATTCTTACTACTCTAGTAGTGCTGAGGTAAGTATGGCAATCAAGATCAGGTACCTTCCAGGTACGAGGGTTGTGCCACTAGCAGTAGTATCATGGCACCCAGCGATGGACTTTGCCTTCGAGCAGGTATACTACGTCTATCAGGAGGTTCTCGGAAGGCACCCGGTTCTTACGGGTGCTCAGGAGGATGCTCACTCAGACGGGTCGCTACACTTCGGGAGAGGTGAAGATCCGAGATGTCGTGCTGCAGACTTCGATGATGACGACATCAATGGCGGACAGAAGGTCCGGATGAGAGCCATGCTCGTTCTGCGGCTCGGTAGTCAGTTCGATGTGATCTGGGAGACACAGCATCTGCACATCGAGTATCAGTACAGGCCTTAACAGGTGTTCAACCATTGAACAACTACGGATTAGTAAACTGGGATGATGAGGTAAAGAGAGGCCAGCCGATAGAGATTCTCCAGGTGGAGAACACGGATCGGTCTGGTACTCATACCTATTCTATCCGAGTTCTACACGAGTTCGGTAAGGGCTCTGGTTATCTGAACCCCCAGAAGATCCAGGAGATCTGGAAGCACGCTAAGGAATTCGAGGTGCTCTTCTCTGACCACACAAGGGGCAGGTTTGAGGTATTCATGGATGTACTCTTGAATCCAGCCTCTGTGTGGCTCGAGATCTTCAGGCTATCCGATGAACAGTCAATAGGTCTTATCGTACTTACTCACGTACTACCTCACTTCGACGCTCACGGGCACTTCACTTTTTGGGACTCCATTGCAGGAGGTAGGCAGGGTCTAGTTCTTCAGGTGGCAAAGATCCTGTTCAAGGTGTATGATCTGAGGAGGATGTCTGCTCAGGTTCCTAAGTATCAGCCTGGGGTGATTCGCTTCGTGAAGAAGTTAGGATTCAAGGAAGAAGGAGAAAAGAGGGAAGCAGTCCTATACAAAGGGGAATGGGTCCCTGCTATCCTTCTTGGTCTATTAGAGAGTGAGCTAAGGGAGGCTCTACATGGGTGACTTTCTGTTGGGTAAGGAGACCTCTGGGACTCCGACGGAGACAAAGGGAGCTACCGGTCAGATGGGTGGTATTCTCGAAAAGATCCTGAGTGAGGGAGGTCTAGGTGGGCTGGCAGCCGAGTTGGAGCGAATGCAGACTGAAGGTCTGATGAGCTCCCTCGGATTCGATCCTGCTACTCTCGGACTGGAGGGGGTTATTGGTGAGCTCTTGGCCAGCCCATCAGATACTACCTCCGGTCTCTTTGCTGCGATGAAGCCCTTCGAGGAAAGGGAAACTGAGCGGCAGGTAGGAGGTATGAGAAATATGTTTGGGACGGCTGGGGGTAGATTCTCTCGCAATCTCATGACAGGTGAAGGGAGATTGCGAGGAGAACTCTCGGAGGGCTACGCGAGGACTCGTGAACAGAGTCTGCTGCAAGCAGGTGGTCAGCGTAGCCAGACTCTGATGGGCCTCTTGAATGCTATCATCGGAGCTAGGAGCGCATCAACCAACATGATGGCTCCGTTCCTTCAGTTCATGGCGCCTGGTGCTCCACAGTATCAGCAGGGAGCTCTGGGAGAGATTCTCGGGTCGGTAGGCTCGCTTGCTGGACTGAAGATCCTGACTGATACTGACAAGAGCGGTGCTGCTGCTGCTGCAGGAGGCTAAGATGCCAAGAGAAAGTGCACTAAAAGGCGCGTCGAGAGGTGCTGAGCAGCTTCTCAATGCAGTGATCGCGAGGAAGCAGCTCGATCTTGAAGGTCGAAGGGTAACTGCCTTCGAGCAAAATAGCGCTATGAGTAGGCTAGTCACGCTCTCTCCTTTCATGCCTAGGGATGTAGCAATCAAGGACCTTCCTGAGCTCCACAATACTCTCAGCACGGCTATCCCTGAGTTCGATCTCTCGGAAGAAGGAGGTATAGGGAGTTCTGTGCTGAGAGAGAGCACGTTTGACGATCTCGTTCGTCCTCTCTTAACAGAGGGACTTGCAAATCTCAAGGGTGATGCAAGGACTGATATATCAGAGAGGATGGTGGCTAGAGTAGCTCTAGGCACACCAGAGGGGCCGCAAGAACTCGCTGCTAGAGGCGTATTGGCTGAGACCACGGTAGATGCCTTCACAGCGATGATGAAGGATCCTGAAGCCAAGCTGGATATGTATCGAAATGCAGCTGGGCTCCAGCCTATCGTGCGGTTCACTGACCCAAGAGATGGAACTGAGCGCATGTTCAGCACGAACTCGTCTGCGAGCATCTGGGCAAGGCTCAGTGAGCAGTATGACTATATGAACTTCGAGCGAGAGAAGATGAGCTCTAAGCAAATGCTGGACGTTGCCGAGGAGCTTATGGAGCAGCTCAAGAATCATGATGTGAGCTTGGGTAGACCTCAGGCCATGAAGATTCTCCAGATGTACGAGCAATCTGTGATGGGGGACTATGAGCCCGGCCAGAGCCCTCTCGATGCGTACTATCGAAAGATAGGACAGGACCCGGAAGTCAAGACTGCGATCGAGGTATTTACTGGTGCTGTCAGATTCGGTGATAGCGCTTTGGAGGAGTACCTAAGAGGGTCTCCTACAGGGGTGCTGTACCTCAGATTCAAAGAGTTGGCAGAGAGTGCAGTAGACTTTGTGCCGAAGGATGAAGTGCTGGACTTCCTGGAGAGTGTGTCTCCGATGTTCCCAGGGATTGCTACCTACGAGGGTGCTGACTGGTTAGGGAGAAAGGGTAAGCTGATCTTTCCTGCAATTGGTGATGAGGCACCAGCGGCTGCAGATGCTCTGAGGATCGGAGGGGCCGAAGGTCTCGGCGATGTCGGTGGTCTTCCTTCAATGGATGAACTTGAAGCATCTATGAGGGAAGATGCGAAGTCTATGGCTAGGGGGACAATGACTCTCAGGCAGGTAAACGCGAAGTACCCTGATCTGGTTAGGAGAAGGCTCATCATCCAGGTGGCTATGGAGATGATCGCAAGCGGAGAAGATATTGGAGAGGGTGGCGAGTAATGCCTCAAGAACGTCCTGACATCATAGCCGATTACGTCGCTAGACTGCAGGCTGAGGGAGGAGAAGGAGACTCTATCAGCCAGTATGTCCAAGGCCTTCAAGGCTCTCAGGAGGGTCCTGGGAATGCTTGGGGTAGATTCCTTGAGGGCGTAGGGAATATGTTCATGTCTATACCTACTCCTCAGACTATGGGGAGTGCTAAGCAGACGTTGGTCGCGGCTGGGACGTTGTCAGGAGCGCTTCTACATCCTCTCGAGGGTCTCCTACGCCTACCAGAAGTAATCCTCGCTGGCGAGCATCCAAATCTCGTCACAAATAGAGCCGCTGACTACATGGAGAGAGCAAGTCATGACTTGAGGAACCTAAGCGAGAACTTCGCTATCGTTGCAGGCCTCAGTGATAACCAGATTAAAGACGCATATATGCTCGGTGACTTCATAGGGATGGTTCTCCCTATCTCTGCTAGCGTAAAGATGGCTACGTTGATAGGTAGAGCACCTACCCTTTTGTCAAGGCATTTAGCAGGAGGTTCGATAGTCACTGATTGGGTAGCTGGTGCGATCTTCGGTGCACTCTTCGACGACTCTGATACCTTTAAGGCTCGAACCACTGCTATGGCTAGAGAGAGTGCAATCTTTGGGGTGGGTAGAATCATGCTATCTACTCTCGGATTCACTCTGCGAGCAGTGACAGGGAAGAGAGCGATCCAGCAGGAGGCTTCTAGAGAGCTTCAGGCTGTGCTTAGGAAGATGGAGAGAGGTGAGCCTGTAGAGATCAGTGAGAATGTGGCTCTAGAGTTGACCGCTCTCCTTAGCGAGGAGGGCTACATAAGCTCTTCTATCGCTGCACAGGATATTCTCGCTAAGAATATGGATGAGAGTGCTCTGGTGCAGGCCATTACAGATATGGGAGGGGCAGGAGCTCCTATGGGTATGCTAGGCATGGCAGAGAGAGACTTCGTCAAGGCTGGCATACTGATAGATGGCTTTCGCAGCCAGTTCCCTCACATGAAATTCGACATCCTCAGAAATCCTGGTGGTGGAGGGTATGACATATACTTTGGGTTGAAGGGGTTGAGTGCTAAGCAAAAGCTCCAGATCAAGAATCCTATCCACAAGGGCAGGTTCGAGGGGCAAACTATCTATAGGCTCGGCAATGAAGCACAATACGAGTATCTGGGTCGTGCGAAGCGTTCTGACTATATTCGCGTTCAGCGGAGCGATGGTACTGTTACTGAGATCATGGAGAGGAATGTCACCACCTCGCCTGTAGCAAGAGAGTTCATACCATCTACTCCAGACATGGACGCTCTCTATCAGGACTTCTGGAGAACGATCAATGTAGAGTCTGAGTTCCAGATTACCGGCTCTATGATGTCTGAGAAGGAAATTATACAGGGGATCAGAGATGGATCTCTGGAGATTACAAATGAGGCGAGGAGAGCCTTTGAGTCAAGTGGGATGGTATACCCTGAGGAGATGGGACTGGAAGGATCAGTAAAGAGACTAGAGGGGGTTATAGACCAATTCGAGGATGATGCTACTGCGTTCATCGAAGGCTTCTTGCTGGATGGTGTCGATGCAGGGGGTGTCCACGCGAGAGGTATCATTCCTACGTATAACGAGATGTTCGATGCTTGGGCTAAGCTGAGGGGCATCCCGAAGAACTCCGTGGACTATGAGGCTACCAGAGCGTACTTCGCACAGCAAGCTCGTAAGGATCTGTGGAAGTTGGTACCGGAGGAAGATAAGAAGATATTCGATGCTATACGAGCAGAGCAGGAACTCTTGATAGAGGAGGGTGAGATTCCCTTCGAGGCTGCTGCACATAGCAAGGGATTCTTCGTAGACAGAGTAGAGGGAGGGCGTGTAGAGCTGAGGGACATCAACACAGGGTTCAGGCTCTCATTCGGGTCAGAGGTAGCAGCACTGCAAGGCCTGAGGGGGATTGTGAGAACAGAGGGCGGAGGCCTGAGAGGAATCTCTGAGTTGATGGAAGGTCACGGGATGGGAGGCTTCATGGGAGGCTTCCGTGCTACTGATGGTACATGGAGATTCCCAGACAAATGGAAGGCTGCTGACTATCTCGATGACATCCCGGCTGGATGGATTCAGAATACAAGAGATCATCTGAGGGCTATCGAGGATCTTATGGGAGGCCCTCCTCTATTCACTCAGGGCTTCAATGAGGTTGATACAGGTCTCAGCCGTATGAGGAATCGGTATGAGCCTTGGGCTCATGAGATTGAGAAGACGTGGAAGAGACCTCCGCTCATGAGGCCAGGGAAGCATCGCGAGGCGATGGATGAGCTGATATCTCATTGGGTAGATATCGAAGGTATGAACATGGATCTGCCCACGGCTGTACTCTATCTCAAGGATAAGGGTCTCTCTAATTGGCAGATCAACGCCTTCAGACGTTCACGCGCTATGTTCGATGCGTGGTATAAGATCCTTGGACTTCCAAGAGGTAGGTATATCAACCTGTACTTCAGCCGTATTCGTCCTTATGCTGAGAGGAATAACGGTCTGATAGATGTTCGGAAAGCTCTTGGTCTTGGGAAGGACTCCCCAGTACCTGCCGAGTTCCAGTTCTGGGCTGAGAAGCACCGAACGGGTGAGCTTGGTGTGATGGAGACTGATCCTAGGATCGTGATGCACAAGTATATACGATCACTGCTGTGGATGCAGGAAGTCAAGAAGCCATGGGATCAGATGTCTGCTTTGGTAGGGTCCAGGACTAAGGCTGGACTGCTCATTAAGGATCTACCAAAGGATCAGCAGGCGCGGATTCTTAAGCACGCTATACCTGGTACCACTAAGAACGAGCACGTTATCTCGGAGCCTCTTAGGAAGGTCATACAGGAGTACTTGGTTACTACAAGAGGTGTGCCTAACTCTGGTCTCAAGACTCTGAGAGACTTCGGAGAGAAGCTCTTTCGTAAGGTCGGAGTTGACGCTGATCCGAGAGTGTTGGAAGAGTACTACAACACCATGATGTCTATGTTCTACGGTGCTGCGATGGGACTCAGAGCATCCCTCGTAGGTAGGAACGCGATGCAGAACTTGTGGACTCTGGGTTCTCGTCTCGGGTACAGACACGCGAATACGAGTTTGCAGAGAGCAATGACTCAGGAGGGATTTGAAAGAGTCGCAGCTGCAGGATCCATCCGGTTCACTGAGGCCGGTATCCCTTACGGCGATGCTATATTCGAGCATCTATTGGATAGGGCTCCTAGAGGGATGAAGGGTCCTATGAGCCACATTATTGCAGCTCCTTTGAGGTGGGGATTGCGAGCGGGTCATGTAACACGTAAGGTAGCTCAGAAGTTCTTGATCCCTTACTCTGGTGCGGACCAAGTGAATCGAGCGTGGGCTCATCTCTGGCAGGAAGAGTTCACCTCAGAGTTTCTCACTAAGTTCGAGTCAAAGCTTATCAGTTGGGAGAAGTTCCTAGTTGATGGCTTGCCTTTCTATTCCCCGACAGTGAAGAGCGATTTCACTCGGATCTATAATAACTTGGGCACGGATGAGGCACTCAAGTTCATCGGGAAGATGGCTGCAGATGAGGCGAACTATATCTACGGAGTAGGAGCCCAGCAAGCGTGGATGCAGAAGCCCTTCGGTCGTCTCTTCGGTATGTTTGGGACGTGGCCTATGTGGGCACTCGAACTCTACAAGCGCAGAATGATGTTCGGTACTACAGGTCAGAAGATGGCATTCATGGCTAGGACTCTTAGCCTTATGGGTGCTATAGGTAATATGACAGTTCAGACAGGAGTGAACATCTGGAGCTGGATCGCTCCTACGTCTATCTTCGGTTGGTCAGGTGGTCCTACGGTAGATCATATGATCAACTTGAAGAGGATTGCAGATGCACCCCTTTCTCAAAAGGGAGCTGCACTGGCCTACTTCTCTGAGAGCGTATCACGTTTGGCTCTCCCTGGTCAGGTGTTCTTCCATGAAGCGCATAGAGCGCTGAACCAGGACAATCCTATTGATGCAGCACTTATACTCATGATGGGTAGGCCTATGGACGTAGGCCACTACGCAATGGATTATATCTTCGATCCAGAGGGAGATCCTCTCACGCTCGAGACGTTCAATCCTCAGAGCCGTCAGAAGCTGGACGTGGAAGATATGCCTTCTGTGTATCAGGGTATTCTGAGGAAGAACCAGGAGAGGCGCTAGGTAGGTACGTAGATACTCTGTCCTTCTTTGTCCTTGACTCTCTTGATCTTTCCCATCGACTGCAGCATCTGAATGATCTTCCCAAGCTGGTCTACATCCCCTACGGCATAGTTGCGCCGGTAGATCTCTTTCGGAGACATCCCTCCTTGGTCTATGATCTGAGCCAGAATCCGTTCGAGGTCTGAGGCTAGATCATACTTCCCTACAGCGGAGAAGGCGGAGGTCATCTTAGGTTCAATAGCCATTAGTAGCTGCCATGCGGTCTCTATATCACGAGGCATGATGACGAGTTCATCGTTCTCCGCAATGGATAGAAGCATAGCCACCTTGAGTAAGTGAGTACGCTTTCTCCAGTGGAAGCCTTCGGTTCGGTAGTCAGAGGGTAGCGATGTATAGATATCATGATATAGTTTTGCGTAGACTTCCTTCGTACCTTCTCCCCACTGGAAAGGGCCTGTAACACGCGATAGATGGTCGAGATCATTGACAAGAGCTCTTATCAGTTTCTTGTCAGGTCTACCAGGAAACGGATTCTCCTTTCGCGGCTCCTCTTCAAAGATGAAGATAGTACGTGAGGTGAAGCCGTGACCTACTACCTCTGTGGGGAATCCAGTTGCGATCCAACTAGCTGTAGTACCTGCGAGGAGATTGAGGACAGGGTGATGAACCTTGTCCTTACCTGAGTGCTTGGTAGCGTGATCAAACTTTAGGTCACCATCATAGATCTCCGTGAGGAATTGGATCATCTTCACACCGGAAGGATCAATGAGTGATGATAGCTCAGTCGAGTGGAGGGTGACCGCAGACTGTCTCCTGTCCTTGCCAGCCTTAGCCATGTGGTGAATGAGCTCTTCGCGTGTGACAGAGTCAGGGCCAAAGGTTATCCCTTCTACGCCGTAGAGTATTGTGCGCCCTAAGCGGATCGAAGTGCTCTTCGCTACTTTACCAGGGGGTCCCACGAGGATTACGAATAGATTAGGGTATAGGATATATACCCCTTGATCCAACCAGAGGTTGCGCCTGGTCGCAGAAGCGATAATAGACAAACCAGTCCATAGATGGAACGACTCAGGGCTTTCACTCTCGTCTGTATATTCCTGATAAGCCTTGAGCCAATTACCTAGAACTCGTTCAGTCTTCTTCTGCGGCTGCTTTTTCCCATCCTTTTCGGATGAGTCCTCTGATGAGGCTTGCGAACGTAATTTGATTTCTGGCACAGGCTTCTACCAATTCGGTCTCGAGGTCCTCAGGGAGGCGAATAGTTCGGGCCACCATAGGAGGAGTCTTCACGTTCTCCTCTTTGAGGGCGGCTAAGAATGCCTTGTTCATAGGTGTTCAATCCTTGAACAACTGGGTGAATTCTTCAAGACTCAGACGTCTCATATCTATCTTATACCCCCCTTCAGGTTGTATTACTACCCTTGTGATAGCTCCTCCTACTCTGGTGACCACAACATAGATCGGTATTGTGGTACTCATCATAGGCTCTACAATGTCGCACTTGAACCCCTCTACTCGTTTCATGCTACCTTCTCCATTTCGCCCCAGCTAGGCCCAACCTTCATCTCGAAAGGCACGACGAGTTCGTGTCCATCTACAATCAGTGTTTCATCCATACAGATCCGCATCGCGTCTACAGTACGCTCCGCATCCCTCTCAAGCACCTGCACAAACCCCCCATCGTGCATATGAGTTAGAGGTATGAGCCAGTCTCGATCTTGGTTCAAGCGGACTATGGAACGGGTAGTGAGATCCGCGATGCCACTCTGCGGCTCGAACGCAATAGCATCGCGGTGAAGGTGTTGACCTTCTTGAAGCGCTCCGAGAAACTTACGCTCGCGTCCAAAGCAGTTACGAAGGAACCTGTCATTCTCTCTGAGCTTCTTAATAACTTCATCCCACCACCACTCTAGCCCCTCTGATATATCAAGGTATGACTGTCGAAGGAGCTTCGCATTGGCAGCGTCTATTCCTACTCCAGTGTCGAGATAGTCCTTGTTGATCCGAGCCTTGAGTCCCACCCAGGTCAGATAGTAGTTCATGCCATGACGAGTGTGCTTAGCTATGACCCTCTGATCTACGTTATCCTTACCCTTCTCTGCACACAACGCCATGATCTCTTCATACGTCAGTCCGAAGGGGAGTTGCGCAGCGAGTTGAACGTGGATGTCAATCCCGGCTGACATAGCGTCGAGAAGTCCCCAATCACGAGTTTTGATCGCAACGTAGCGGGCTTCCGCTTGCTCGTAGTCAAACCCCACAAAGGTATGTCCCGGATCGGCAATAAAGCAGGATCTCGCTCCTTCGGGAACGGTCTGGAGCGCGACTCCCGGCCACCAAGGGATAGTAGAAGATAGCCGACCGTTCCTAGTACCTCCGAGATTCCAGTTGCATCTAATCCTACCATCAGTATCAATGATATCTTCATTGACGTAGCGAGAGACCATGTTCCTGTCGCGCCGTACACGGATGATAGCTGTAAGGATCTTTTTAATCTGAGGCCTATTCTCCGAAGCAGCGATATCCATGAGGACTGCCTGCTCTGTGGTACGCTTCTTCCTGCGAATCCCGAGTTCATCATATACCAGTACTGCAACCTGTTGAGGAGATCGACAGTTGATCGTATATCCAATCTCTCGGGATAGCGCATACTCTCGCCGATCTGCGTTTCGTAGGTGCTTCTTTCGGAGTCGTCTGATCTTGTCTCGATCGGCGAGAATGCCGACCTTAGAGGCTTCGATAAAGGTATTGAGTGCTGAGATTGAGATGTCATATCCCCTTCTTCCTCGAGAGATATTGAACTCTTCGAGTATGATCTTCTCCATACTCTCATGTTGAACTACACAGTCCGTTGCGCAGTACTCTTGGCCCCTCTCATCACTTCCAGATACAAACTCCCTATCGTTCTTATAGAACGGCCAGCGAGTGAGAACTGAGCAGATAGTGGACAGGCGCTTCTCCCGTATGTCTGTATAGCAGTTATGCCAGGCCAGCATTGAGTCGTGGATGATGTTCTCGACATTGATGCCAACTCGCGAGAGAGCGACAGCATCGAACTGTGCATTCTGGAACGCCTTAGGGGTGGATGAGGAGAGGATGGTCTTGTATGCGCGGTAGGCCTGCATGGTGGAAGGTGGTATGACTACAGCATAGTTTGGAGAGTCAGAGAATCCAATATAGGCTAGAGTGTCTGGGTTGTACCACTCAGTATCAACTGTGATGAATTCGTGAGAGGGATCGGTGAAGCGCTCAATCGCATCCTCGATCTCTTCAGGGGTAGGGTTGATGACGAAGGTAGGATCGGGAAGGATTATGTCTGGGGTTAGACTCTCTCTTCGAATCCGCTGCCAGTCCCACTCAGTGAGCGGGCTCTTATGATACTGTCTTGTTCGGATGAACCAAGCAGGGTGGATAGTAGGGATGACCTTCAGACCTGGGATGAGTGCAGACTCTAGAATAGAACCACGCCACTCGAATATCCCCCACTTCTGTGTCAGTGCCCACAGAGCATAGTTCCCAAGAGCTACTACCACGTTCGGCTTGACTTCACGCAGCTCCTCGACCAACTCCAGGATCCCGTTCATGTAGGCCTGAGTTGGGACTCCTCCTTTGGAGAAAAAGAACTCGCTCTTGTCTTTGGTATACTGGGGATAAGTCTTGGTGGCATTAGTGAGGAAGCACTCGGACCTATTTATTCCTACACCGTGTAGGATTTTATTGAGTTTATCCCCAGCGTCACCAACGAAGGGCTTCAGAGCCGCTAGCTCTTTCCTCCCTGGACCTTCACCGACTATCGCGATGGAGGCGTTTCTAGGTCCAGTCGGAGGAACGCGGATGGAGTACCGATCGCTGTTCAAGCGTCTATCATCCCTATGATAGCTTTCTTCGTGATGAGGATGAAGATAGGCATTTGGATGACTTCAGGCATCCCAGGGACTACGACAGCCAGCTTCTTCGTCTCCACCGCGCCCATCCCAGAGAAGACAGTATCTACATACTGCCCGCCCTGCTCATCTACAGCATTGAGAGCCGCCTCGAGTCCCTCGGGCCCTTCGCAAACCATAGTCCTATACATCGTATCCTCCCCATTCACGTTCGAAGGCAGCAAGGAAAAAGTCCTTGGCTGCCCGCTGGCTCAGGTTAGTAAAGGGTACAGACGTATCAGGCTTCTCATAGGACCAGCTCTCGGGATCAAGGGTAGGATCTACCCCAAAGAGTCTGGATGCCTCAGTGGACAGCAACACATTATCAGCGTGCTTGATTCTCTTCCATTCTTCAGGAGCAAGAAACACCCTGAACTTCTCGTAGATGATACTCTGGATCAGAGCTTCTAGATTACTTAGCCATGCACTCATATAAGTCTTGATTAGCTCTTTCATGGGCCTAGAGATATCCCCAGTGTATGCCTCGTGAGCATCGTGAAGTAGGCCCGCAAGTCGAAGCTCTGGAGGCAGCATCAGTGATACTAGGACAGAGTGCTGCGCGACTGAGTATGACCGTGGAAGATGCCCACCAAAGCGTTGTATGTTGCTCAGAGCGTGGGCAATGTCCTCGATGTCTACATCAGAGGTCTTCGGAAGGTTCAGGTGGAACTTCTTCCCTGTGTGTGTCCAGATCCACGGACCCTTTGGCATGGATATGCTCCTGTAGTCTCATGTTCCCATAACGGCAGAACTCCTCATCGAGTTCAAACCCGAGGTATTCGCACTGTTGTTCGAGAGCACCGAGCCCTGTGGCTCCACTCCCAGCGAAGGGATCGAAGATTCTACCTCCACCGAGACAGATCATCGAGGTGAGGTGCTTGCAGAACTCGGTCGGCATCTGGACGGCGTGTACTCGATCCGCGCCAAGATCAACCTCAAAGGGGAAGTGATTCTGCAGGCCCTTCTTCATGAGGACAGGCTGTCCCTTGGCCATGAAGATGAACGCCTCGTAGGAGGAAATCAGACCCTTGTTCGGGTCACCTATGAGGCCTTGAGTCTTGTTCGGCTTGGTCCATATAGCGGGTACCTTACTCACCCAGTTGAAGCCAGCCTGCTCAGCCCAGAATGCGAGACCCATTGCCTTCTCTGAGTCACGTCTGGACATATTATAGAGCTCCTTAGACATGGCCTCTAGTTGAACGAGCTTCGCGGCCATCGCCTCCATTCGACTGTGAACCCTAGTCATGGGTGTGGAGTAGGTGATCTTCCTTATATCGAAGAAGGCCACCATCCACGAGTCAGGCTTGAGAACACGGTAGCAGTGAGGGAGGATCTCCATGATCAGCTCGACGATGTAGTCCTCCTCATCGTAGTATGGCTGCTCTCCTCCCTTATAGGTGAGGTCCACTCCGAATGGGAAGTTGGTGATGATCGCATCGAAGCTCTCGTCGTCGAGATCCTTGATCAGTTCTCGTGCATCTCCCTGGACGATACGAGCAGGGAAGGAAGGGCCTTCGCCAGCCGCTTTCCGCTCCATAGCCTTCACCCGTGGGAGACGGTGCCAACGCTCTTACCTACAACCTCAGCAGTCTTACGCATATTCCACTCAGGATCACGCTCCATGTGCATAGCGTGGATCTCAGCGACTGCGGCGGCCTCCTCGAACCATTCGAGATTCTTCCTCTCGATGTTCTCCTCAAGCTCAACTTCCTTCGCGAGGATGTCGTCGACCTTGGTATGGAGTTCGTAGCGGATCTCCTCCCAACCAAGGGAGAGCGCGGCTTGGATTCTGATGAACCCAGCCACGAGAACCAACTTCCCACCCTTCTTCCGAAGGCGAATGGGCTGGAGTTGGCCAAAGCGTTTGAACGAGTTAGCCCTCCTGGTTATGTCTTCCGCTGTCAGTTGCTTCCGCTGCCTCGGCTCGATCTCAATATCGAGGATTTTGATATTAGGCATAAAGATCTTCTTCCTCTACAGGTCCATTGTGCATAGTACATTTCTCTGGTTTATGATATAGAACATATATAGAGGACCGCCCTCTTCCTTCCATGTATGGAACACGAAGGTTGGGACATAGGAGAGATAGACTCGAGGCGATGGCCTTTTTACTATCTGGAAATCAACTACCTCGTCTGTAGTGAACCTCACTCCAGTTCCAGTTATTCTATCCTCCACCGTGATCCAGTGGAATTGACCTCTGCGTCGATCAGTCTCTACGTTTTCTTTGATGACAGGCTCGATTTCAGGATCGACTAGTACTGAGCCATCGTATCGGAAGGTGATCTCAAGGAAGTCGGCGTAGGTCTCATCCCACTCGCTGCCATGGTCCTCGATCAGAACATACTGGTCTGGGGAGACGTCCTCATCTAAGGGGCCAACAGCTAGAACCTGAGCTATGACCGGATAGCGAGGAAGCTCATAGAGAGAGGGAAGAATGGTTCCCTCCTCTGGGTCCCATAGTGGCTCAGCTAAGATCCAACCTTTGAGTGGTTTTACTTCCTCTATGTCTATCATCTATACTCCGTCATCTTTCTCGTTCCATTCCTTTACTACGTGACCAAGGCTCTGTAGAAAGCGTTTTCTGTTCATCAGTATTGCCTCCTGTCACGCCCTGTAACTACACACAGGAATAAGACGATTGCGCAACCCAGCCACCACCACCAGACCCCTTCGGGTATCTGTTCGAAAGTTGTGATCGGCATCATTTTCTTCTCCTTTTTCAGAGCGCCCAGAGGGACTCGAACCCCCGACCTCTTGAGCCGTAATCAAGTGCTCTCTCCAACTGAGCTATAGGCGCTGATGACCCCCTCAGCTATCCGACGTTACCCTTTAGTCGGAAGAACCGCCCCCGGTTCTTGTCACTGAGGAGGTACCTTTCGGCGTCTCAGGTTACCCCGATAGCCTTAATCCCCCCGACACGGGGAGAGTAGGTTATGCGTCAGCGGCCAGCAACTTCTTGATGCTGGACCGCATCTCGCCAGAGTCCTTCGGGTACTCCTCCGTCTTGGTGACGATGGCGACAGCTGCGCCGATCAGATCTTCCGGATCGACCTCAAGCTCCTCCATGTCATCCACGTCGTAGTCCGAGCCCGTGACCTTGTTGACGAAGTCCACGAAGATGCCTGCACCCTGTCCCTCGATGGGCATATTGTGGTAGAACTTCCGCCCCTCGAAATCTCCGTCGGAGATCACGATGATAGCGGTAGCGTACTTGGCCTTGTCTCCCTGATGAGGCCCGTTGAGCTCTGCCACCTCAGCCGGATAGGTGTCATCCGGTATCGGCTTGAGACTCTGGGCATCAGAGAGGTCGAGACTGAAAATCGGCATTGCCCTTCTCCTCTGTGATTTGAATAGATGTTCAACGATTGAACACCTGGGTCACTCGGCCAACGAGATCCTTCGCTAAAATAGTTGGTGGGGAAGCATCTCCTCGAGTAAAGTGTGGAGAGCAGGATCCTTCTTTGCGGCTACGAGAAGGCCATCCACGCCGTCTGCAATCTTGCGCAGACGCTCTGCTCTCTCAAGGAGTAGCTGGAACGGAGAGAGCTCCGGCGAGTCCTCGCTGAGAGGAGCGTTCATCAACTTGATGGCGAAGTTGACCTCATCCCGCGCGATGTCCCTTACCGCATGCTCGTCTAGGCGGAGTTTGGCCATCTCCTCCTGGACGATCTCTCTGATCTCTTGCTCCATCATACGTCTGCTCCTTCTTCCTCCATCTCTTCTTCCATGACTGCAGCGACTTCTGCAGATCCATGAGCGGCAGTCCAGAGGAGGTCTTCTGGGATGCCGTAGAACTTGGATACCTTCTTCTTCATAGCATAGAAATCGAACTTCTTCTCGAGAGCATCAAAGCATCCGAGGCGAGAGCCCAAATTCCTAAGCGTATCAGGAGTGGTCTGAAGTTCATACTTCGGTTGTTGCCTAGTACCTGTCGTCCTCAGATACCAACACTCATCGAAGGAGCCAGCGAACTTCTGACGAAGTTGGCCGATCACGAGCGGGTCGATGGAGATGAGAGTGCTGTTGCCTTCATCATCTTCTGAGTATGTATGATACTCATGGGCAAGAACGATAACATTCTTCCCAAGCGATCTGCAGGTTGTGACGAAGTCCATGAAGAGTTGTGAGGCTGCTCCCCAGTCCTGCCGACGCATCGGGCGGACAGATCCTCTGCCTTTGAACCTTTTCCAACTCTTTGACAAGTTCAGCTTATCCATCTCCTTCAACCCCTTGATGATGGAGGCATCAGTGAGAGTGGTAGCTGAGTCGATGATGAGAGTGTCCCAGAATTGGGGATAGACCTTATCCCACTCCTCAGGAGGAATATCTTCTTCCTCAACCCACTCCTCAACCTGCTTCGCGGCTCGGTCGAGGATAGGAGTTCCGGTCTTCTCGTTGATCGGAGGAAGGATCGTCTCGTATGCGATCTCCTCCATAGTCTTCTTCAGAATTCCAGCCTTGATAGCCCACTCCACAGCCTGCATACCATCATCGAAATCGAGGGTACGAGTATTAGGCATGAAGTGTGCTAAGACTGTCTTGCCCTTCTTCGGCGGACTGTAGATCAAGGCGTGCAGACGCTTGATCCATCCAGGAATTCGGTTCTCTGGGCTTGCACTTAGTCCACTCTGAGCGAGAGTAGTAGTCATGACTTCCTTCCTAGATATCCAGTTATCCCACTGAACAGCCAGAACTGACCGGGAGTGAGTACGAACCCTTGAACTTCCGGTCTGTACCCAGAACAGCTCACTTGATGAGCTATTTCGAGTAGCTGTGTGATGGCGACCTTGTAGCCCACAGTACTCTGAAGATCTACCCTTGGTACCACTTCTCCAATTCTCTGATCTGGGTCTGGCATTTTACTCTCCCATCATTGAGGGGTCCCATCTGTCCTCCATGTAGTCATTCTGGAGAAGTCTGAGACGGGTGTCTCGAGTTGGCACTACTGAGTGAACGTCAAGGAACAGGCAGGGCCCGTACCTCGTGCACTCATTGCGATTCTGTCCCCACGCAGCTGGATCATGGAGATGATTCTCCAGCATAAAGGTGAGCTGGTCTCTCCAATACTTCACATTCTTTCGCCACTCCTTCATATGTGCAGGCTGGTATCGAAAGGTACGGCGGAAGAAGTCGAAGGAGGCTGAGAGAGTATACATAACATCTACTGTGATCTCACACACAGAGTCTGTCATGATATGGTCTGCTCCCCAGACATAACCGGGGAACTGGAACCCAAGTTCGTGCTGAGTGAAGTAGGATCCACCCATTACTGAGGCTGTCTTGTAGTCGAAGACTCGTACAGCCTTTGAGTGCTTATTCCGTCTGATGTTGTCCATTCTACCAGACCACTCGAAGTCCTCTTCCTCATCGTAGAGTTGGAAGAACTGCTCCGAACGTAAGATCTCCCACTCATCGTCTTGCGTTCTCCACTTCTCGACATAAGCGAAGAACTGCTTGATCATTCGCTCCTTCGAGCGGTTATGCTTATCGACTGCAGGAGTGAGATACTCGGGATAGTGTGCTTCGATGGCTTGGAGACCCGCGATAGGATCTCTTCCAGCCTTGTGGTATAGCTCAAGAACCTTGTGCCAGCAGGTACCCCAATCGAACTTGCCATGATACTGTACGTCGAATGTCTTCTTACGCTGGCCAAGGACATGGCGCAGGTAGTACATCGAAGGGCAGTCGATGAAGTCCTTGAGCATGGAGGAGTCGATGACCCCTGGGGCTCTAGCTGTAAGGTTATACTGAGCTAGTAGTTCCTCGCTCATCATACCTCTCTGATCTAAGTCTGGGTTTGAGCCTTTGCGATTTTTACTGCAGTGTCTGCTGTCGCCTTTCTTGCGTAGTCTGAGGGCGTAGGCATCCTCCCCTCCGCAATCATGATATTGAGACTCTTGAAGCAGCCCTCGACAAACCTCTGCTTGAACCCTCGACCGAACTGGTCGTTGACCCAGTCATTGAGGTCAGCGTCTATACGGGCTTGGACTAGTACCCTTCTCATGGGGTTTCTTCTGGTGTCGCAGATATGAAGGCTGACTTATTGGCCTGTCGCTCAAGGACTCTGCGGAAGTTTTCCAGCTCGATGGTAGTAACTTCATACTCCCTGCTAATCGCGTTCCACTGGATAAGTCTCATCTCCCCCCACTGAAGGAGCCAGAGAATACCAGCCAGCATATTGACTGTGGGAGTACCACTGACGAGAACGTAGTGGTCCCTCTGAGTATACTCAACAATCCCCTTGGCGAGGTCCCAGGTGAGACGATCGGGCCGAAGGGGGTTGATGCTGTCCTGAGTGAGTGGACGTAGCTCTGCGTTCTCGAAGCCTCTCTTATTTCTGATCTTGTCGTAGGGATGACCTGCCTCATTGACAATCCAGACTATAGGATTATTCTGGGCGGACATAGTTGCTCCCGATTCGTGGTCTGAGGGTCAATATAATCAATTTCATACAATCATGCAAGGGTCTTGAATTAATCGCGCTTGACAGGCTTCGACTTCTTACTGAACACCTTTCTAGGGCTCATCCCAGGGGTATCCTCCTTGAGCCACTCTTCACACTCATCGCGCATAGCCTTCATCAGCTGGCGAGCTTCCTTCCATGAGAAAGCGATGAGAGGTTTCTTCAACTCGACTTGATGTCCGTAGATGATCTCTCGATAGTAGTGATGTATCTCAGCGTGGTGCTGATCGCAGATGTGAACCACATCCCCTGATCTGAACTCGAGGTAACGGTCAACGAGAACCGTGTATGTCTTACCCCTCTTAACTCCAGCCCAGACATTGACGAATAGCTTCTCATGCCCCTTGTGATGGCGATGAGTGCGCTTAAGGCGTCTGCGGCACTTGAACTTCTGACATCCTATATCCTTAGTACTAATTTTGATCTTATCCATCAGCGCTGATCCCACTTCTCACGAGCTATCGTCAAAAGTCTCTCGGTCTCCTCCTCATCTAGTTCGCACTCCCTCTCACATTCGTATCTGAAATTCTCTTCTGGGGGTATGCCAGAGCCATCAGGAAGATAACGTATCCCCTCGTCGTAGTCGTAGTATACGGTCATGTCTCCTCCGCATACTGGGCACATAGTAGGCACCTTAGTCTCCCTCCCCAAAGCCTGCCAGGAAGTCGCGAGAAGCCTTGGTCAGCTTCCCCTTCTTCGTAGTAGTGAGTACGATGACACCCTGCTCCCCCTTCCTCGTCCTGCTCGTCCAGATTGTGAGACACTGGAAGCCAGAGAAGGCAGACTTCACCATCGAGTTGATAAGTACGTAGCCTTTGAACGGCTTTAGTCTAGTCACCTTTAGTCTCCTTCATCTTTTTTGTGTCAAGGACCTCGCCATCCACCTCGAAGATCACTGCTGGCTCGAAGCCCTCATTGCCCATGCGAATGCACTTCAATTCACCAGGGAAAGAGTCGTAGGCGCGGACGAAGGCTCTTACAAGGTTGTCGATGCTATCTTGTTGCTCTGCTGTGAGTATCATCTCACTCGCCATACTTCGCTTCATCCAGAAGTTGATCAGCCTTCGCTGCCATCATATCTACCTGAGCATCGTGCGCCATCTGGCTAAGCTCCTCGTCCGACTTCTCAGGGTGCTCAGCCTCAAGGCGTTCGAACTCTCGGAACCACTCTTCCTTGCTCACCGGTTCGCCCTTCGACTCGCTCGAGTCGGGTGAGACTTCTTCTTTCTCCTCGTGTGCTTCTTCTTCGACAGTCCGTGGCCGATCTTACGCTTGCGGCCGTAGTGTCCGTCAGCGGAGATCGACGCAGCTAGTACGCCTAAGAATGCCAGGTTGACTGGTTTCATTCTTCGCTCCCATCTCCCGGTAATCCTTCGACGTATTGACGTTCTACCACAGACGGTAGCTCCATCTTCCTCCCAATCCGCACGAGGTATCTGTCCAGCGCCTGTAGAGTATGCTCCTCCATAGCGATGGCATTAGGTCCAGCACAGCTCTCATCCTCAAGCCAGAGTATGATCTGATACCCGTCGAAGCCGACGTAGACTCCATCGCCGAGGTGATCCTTGTGTTCGAGGTGCTCCATATCTGCTCGCATCTTCTCTCCTATCTCATGAATAAAGGTGATGAGGTTCAGTGCGTCTTGGGCCATCTGTTCTCCAGTCATGGTGCTAACTGGAATACGTAGAGCGCGATGAGGTACACCACAGTGATCCAACAGAATCCCTGGACGAGTACCCCTATGAGTATATACTGGTTTCGCTCCTTAGAATTCCGAGCGATGCTTTCCAGATGCTCCATAGCGATCTGTAGCTGCTCGTGTTGCCACTCAGTCAGTTCCATCTTAGCCCCCTCCGGGCCTCAGGTATTTCCTCGCCCAAGGTCTGAGAGCAATTACATCTCCGAGGAGCTTGTGGTAGTTGTCGATGTCTCCCTGTCTGAGAAGGACAGTTACCAGACACATCTCATCGACCTTGAGATCCTCAATCTCCTCCAGCAACTTCTCCACTGTCTTGCGTGCCATTTGTAGTCTCCTCCGCTTTCCAGTACTTCACGTTGGGCAGGGACTCACGACTGATGAACCAGGTGGTCCCTGGATGACAAGAGCAACGGATAGTACCATCACTCTTGAAGAGTACATCCTCATGCTCGAGAACTAGCTGGGCGATGGCGAAGTGGCCTCGCTTCACTACTAGCTCTACCTCTATCACCTTACCTTTGTCTGTTACCCCTTGGGATAGTACCTCCGTTGAAGTGAAGCGATGAATGCGAGTGTACCATCCGCAGAGAGTGCGGAGTAGTCCACCGCTCAGACGCTTCTCGTTTTCGAGAGCTCGGTTGAATGCAGCGCGAGGCACAGTGTAGAGTATCTTCTCGAACCCTCCACCTAGCTCGCGGGTTACATCAGCTGGCTCGAAGTAATCAATCCTCATTGAGCGGCTTCACCATAAGCGATCGCGCCCAGACTCTGATGTCTACCATCTCAGGGACCAAGAGGATCTCTCGAACCTCTTGGAGAACCAGTCGAGGCGCCTTCCTAAAGGTTCTAGACATATCCTCACTACCTACCCAGACACCCCGCGCTGCAGAGTTCTGGGCCATCTCAGCCATTCCATCCATAGCTTCTTGTGAGACTGCCATCAGATTGGTGCTCCTATTAGATGAAGGAACGTGTACAGTAAGGTCATAAGGAGAATGAACCAGAATAGCTCCTTAGTAGGCCTACTCATCAGGCTTACCGTTATAGTGGGTATATACCACTACACGGGAAGCCTCTTGTGTGTTCTGAACTGTCTCCTTGACATTCAAGCCAATGAGGGTCAGGAATAGAAGTTGTATACGCTCCCTTCGCTTCTCTGAGGAGAAGGCTGGCGTCTTGTAGGGGAACAGATAGCGGGCAGGTAGATCGTATAACTCGTCGTTGATGACGACGTGAGTGACCCTTGTTGGGTCTAATTTATGCTCTATGGCTGGATGAACTCTAGGCCGACTGGCCCTACGCCCTTGTGCGTGGCTCATCTCAGTTCTCCAGGATCTTGCGGAGATCCAAGTCGTTCAATCCTTGAACACCTTCGTTGCGTCGAATCTTCAGGTTGAGGTAGACTTCCGCGTGTATACGATCCAACGCCTCAGCGGAATCTGTAGACGCTATAAGTATCGCCATCTTGATCGCCGCGCAGATATCCTCACTGTCATCAATGAGGAGTATGAGAGACTTCCACTCCTCCTGTAACCTCAAGGCCTGAATATGATAGTCCTCTAGGAACCTCTCCTCATTCACGCACATAGAGTACCTCCTCTATCCCATGAAGATTTTGTATAGAAGGACCGCTACGATGGCACCGAATACCGCAAAGAAGAATACATCTTGTATCAGATTCCTTCTTATCCTTACCCAGTGCAGTTTTCGTGCGCGCTTGACGAACTCCTCAAGCTCTCTTTCTTCTTGATCCCTCGGATCTTGTAGAAGGAACTTATAGATCTTACGTTTCAGGCGTTCCTTCTCCTTCTGGTTTGTGACTAGAGGCTCTTTCATCGTGCCCACCTTAGTAGTGAGTTATGCACAAGAATCTCACAGTCCTTGGATACTCCAAGGCCTGAGGTGTGACGGAAGAGATGGTAGTCTGCTTCCGCGTCATCGTAGTCTAGATCGAACGTGGTGTCTGTGGCCTGGCAAGTAACTACCAGACAGACGTCATTCGCC